GAGTATCAAGTATTAAAAGATAGATTTAGAGAAGATTTTTTATACAAAGATGTTGAATCATATTCCAAAGATAGAGATAGAATGTCTTTTAATGATATGTATGTTTTTATAAAATTATAATCATGAACTGGCAGGAGATACTAGTAGTAATAATTTTCTGGGAGTTTTTTAAATATATTATTATTAAGTGGTGGTACGAAATATTTAAGAACAAATAATATGGATAGCAAAGCATTTATATATTGGAAATTTGATAAAGCATTAGATGATGAAATGTGCGAGCGTATTTTAGATTTAGGAGAAAATAAATTTAGAAAAGCACAGATTTCAAGTGGTGATATAAATAAAGATATTAGAGATTCTTCTGTAGTTTGGCTAAATGAACAATGGCTGTTTGATTTAGTTTTTTCATACATGAGGTCAGCTAATGAAAACTCTGGTTGGAATATAGATGTTGATGGAGCTGAAAATATGCAATTGACAAAGTATAGAAAAAAAGGTTTTTATGGATATCATAAAGACGGTACAGGGTTTGAAGTTTATAATAACCCTAAAAATAAATTTTTACATAATAAAACAAGAAAACTATCAATGACCGCTCTTCTTAATGATACATTTGAAGGAGGTGAGTTTGAATTTTACAACATAGCTCCATTAAAAATGAACAAGGGTGACATTGTATTTTTTCCTTCTTTTGAATTTCATAGAGTAAAACCTGTTTCAAAAGGAGTGCGTCATTCTTTAGTAACTTGGTTTGTAGGACCTCAATACAGATAAGATGAAACCAATAGGAATAAACATTGTAATTAAAACCATTGAGGAAGAAATAAAAACCTCATCGGGACTTTTGCTATCTTCAGAAGATGCTAACCAGCTAAGATACAAAAAAGGAAAAGTAGTAAAACCAGGGACAGATGTTACTGTGATATCAGAAGGGGATGAAATATATTATGATAAGAGAGCTGGATATACTATGCTCATCAATAATGAACCTTATACGATTATTTCTCAGAATGATGTCGTTGTTGTTTTATAAACTTGTTCATTTCTATTATCATGTTGCGATACACTTTATCGGAGTATGATACGTTCTTAGCAAATAGAGGATTTGAAGTTTGAGATGTAGGTATCTCTTTACCCTCTAACTTATCATATATAGATTTTATTACTCGTTTAGTTTTGTAAGACAGACAGTATACTGCTCTTCTTCCTCTGTGTCCTTTACGAAAGACTTCTATCCAACCTTCTTGTCTTAACTTTTCAAATCTATTTTTATTCCAGTTCAAAAGTTGATTGAACTCTTGGAATCTTCCTTTGTCGAAATATTGCTCCGACCTTAAAAAAAGAAGCATATCTAGCTCTTGAGTATTGAGGCCATACTTAGCTTTTATAAAATATCGAACTACTCTCCAGTACTTTAAGTAATCAGATTGCATTGAATTTAATTTAGTAAATTTGTACAAAGATATTTATAAATTAGCTATGGAGAAAAATACTCAAAAAGAAATTAGACATTACGCAGGAGCAGCTGGAATCTTTTTAGTTGTAGTTGGATTGTTGTTATTTTTATCTTACAACAAAATACCATCTGACAATAAAGATTTATTTGTTAGTATCGTAGGGGTCATATCTGGTTCTTTATCAGTAATTTTATTTACTATTATAGGCCGTAACCCGAACGAAGTGCAGGAGCTTAAAAATGCAAATGAAAAACTAGAGGGGCAAGTTTCTCAGTTAATTCAACAAAAAGACGAACTTGAAGGAATGTTAATTGAGATGCAAAAAGAAATCGTAGACAAGCTTTCTATTGCAGGAGTGTATTTTGAATTAAAGAAAAATGGGAAAGAGTCTAAATCGTAAAGGCAAGTATAGTCATTGCACTAGAGCTCAAAAAAAAGGAAACAATAAACCAGCTAAAAGAAAATGAGTAAAGACATAATCAACATAAAATCAAACGGGATTCGTAATGAATTGAAAGAGATACGCAAGAGTATCGACAAACTAACAGAAGTTTTACTTCTACAAACACACGCACAAAATGAAAAAAAAGATTATACTATTGATTGGAAGCACATTGCTGACGGCTTGCGGTGGTATCCAACCGCAACTAATGAAACTGAAAAGAAACCAGTTCAAAGAAATGACTAAAGATATTTGTGTGGAGAATCCACACGAAGTGTACCTGGCTCAGGTATTATATAATGAAATGTTTAATAAATAAAAATGGCAAAAAAAAATATAGACCCTAACACTTTTCTTTTTAGAAATACTACGGTAGAGAAGTTTCTAAAAAATATGCAAGCTAAAAACAAACCTGGTAAGAAAAGAAAAGTTGGAAAACCAGGAGCAGCAGGAACAACATTTATAACCAAGAAACCTAAAACCACAGCTTAATTATGCCTACAGTAAAATACAAATGCATGGATAGTGGAAAAATGAAAACTAAAGTTTTCCCTTACAATGCGGTCGGAAAAGCGCAAGCCACTGAGTTTGCAAAAACAATGGGAGGTTCTATGAAGAACAACCCAGGATACGGAATGGAAAAGAAAATGAAATCTAGCTACTAATGGCTACCAAAGGAAGAACCAAGAAAAAAGGAAATAAAATTTGTGCAGCGGGCATAGCCTGGGCCAAGCGTACTTTTGATAAGTACCCTTCGGCTTATGCTAACATGGCTGCCAGTAAATATTGTAAAGACCCTAATTATGGCAAAAAATAAAATGGATTATAATGGCATAGGCTTTTCAAATAAAAACATTGACAAGCTAACCAAAGGTCAAAAGTATATTGCAGGTCAAGCAGGAAACCCTAATAAGATAGAGGCTGCTGATTTTAAAGCTTTGAGAAAAAAGAAAAAGTAATGGGCGAGCTTAAAAAATGGCGTGAACAGAAATGGGTTCGTATAGGAACGGATGGAAAAATTAAAGGAGCTTGCGGAACTAGCAAGAACAAAAAAAATCCAGACCGTTGTTTGCCATTAGCTAAAGCTAAAAGACTTAGCAAGCGAGCGCTTGCTGCAACAGCCAGAAAGAAAAAAGCTTCTGGAGGTAAAAGACAATTTGTAAGTAATACTAAAACAGTTAGAAACGCATGAGCACAATACCTACAGGAACAAAATTTCATGGAGTAGCCCCTAGTGTAGATACAGTGGACAAGGGCTCTGCTCTTATAGACACATTAAGAGAGGCATACACTATTGATGATATTGCTTCTTATACATACACAGGCACAACGGCTACACTAGAACCTGAGTTTATGACAGTAACTCCAGGGGGAGCTTCTACTATAACAACTACAAAAAATATTGTAGACCTTACATGGGTTGGAGGTTCAGGTACTCATACTTTAACCTTACCTTCAGCGGCAGCGATACCCTATCGTTTTTTAAGAATTGTAAATGATGCAACTGTTGGTGCGCAGGACAAGGTAGATGTTGCTGCGCCTGGTACTGAAACAATTGACGGCGCTGCTACTTATGAAATAAATAAATCATATAATGGTATTGCTGTTTGGTCTGATGGTTCAAACTGGATAGTGATTCAAGCAAAATCAACCTAATGGCAGATAAAAGTAAAATGAAATGTAACCGAGTGGTTGCATCGGACAGAGCTGGTAAAAAGAAAATGGTCAAAGCCTGTGAGGGCGGAAAAGAAAAGCTCATACACTTTGGTGCTAAAGGGTATGGCCATAATTATTCAGCCGCTGCTCGTAAATCTTTTAGAGCACGCCATAAGTGTAGCACAGCTAGTTCAAAGTTTACTGCTAGATACTGGGCGTGTAAAAAATTATGGGCAGGAGCAGGGGGTTCTACCAAGAGTTCACCAAAAAGTAGGCAAGGAAAATATTAGTATATTTGTAGAATAAAATTTAGAGAATGAAAAAGCAAGGTTACAATTCAAGATTAGATGAATCATTAGGCGCTCGTAACGGAAAAAAATCTCAGTCTATGAAAGACCGTAGAGATGAAAGCAAGGCGATGTCTAAAAAAATGTATGGTCACGCATACGGCGCTGACAAAGGAATGGAATACAGAAGCAATAACTTACACTATAAAACACATGACCATTTAAAATAATATGAGAAAGTTATCTGCGTGGTTATTAAAATCAGCTAATTGGATTAGTGCTTTTTGGGAAAAATGTAAGTGTTACTGGAATAAAGCTTTGTTATTTATTTCATTCAAAACTAAAGGATGTGACAATAAATTGTGTACTTGTAAGAAATGAAATCAAGAGGTCTCGGAGATACGATACACAAATTCACAAAAGCCACAGGTATAAAGCGTGTGGTGGATACAGTTGCTAAGGCAACAAATACCGATTGCGGATGCGATGGTCGCCGCGATTCTTTAAATAGATTAATACCATATAAAGATTAAAAATGGCATATCAAAAGTTACAAGTAGGAAGAGCAGCATCGGTAACTCCAAGCGATACAGCAAATATTCCTAGCGTTTCAGGAGGCACAAACAATGGTTGTGTTTTATATGTTGGAAGCGCTGGAAATTTAAGAGTTCAGACCGTTGGAGGAGATGATGTTACGTTTAACAACATTAATACTGGAGCATTTATTCCTGTACAAATTGTAAGGGTTTATGCTACAGGAACTACTGCAAGTAACATACTTGCATTGTGGTAAAATATAAACGATGGGATTAGCAAACTGGATAGCAATATCGATAACATCAAACCTGATTTCACAGGCCCCTCCTATCGGAAGCACAGACATAATAAGCGAAATAGGAGTGCAAATGATTAGCGAAGATGCATCGGCACAAGATTTAATAACAGAAGGACAGTAAAATGGCAATAAAGTTTTCACAATTCACGGTAGGCTCATCAACATCTGACATAGATTATTTGGTTGGCTACAAAAACACAGACAATATCCAAATCCCAGTAGGGCTAGTAGGTACAGATACTACTTATGCAATTAGTACTGCGCAGGCTGGAGCTAACGAGACAATCACATTGACAGGAAGTGATTCATCTACAGATTTAATTACAATCACAGCTGGAAACGATATCAGCTTAACAGATGATGGCGCAGGTAATGGATTTACAATTGCTTCTACAGTTGTAGGAGACACTTACACTATTGGAACTTCTACGAATGGTTCTAGTGTAGATGTAAATCTTGATGCAGCAGCGGGAGCGGACAGTAATATAACACTAACGCCAGGCACAGGTCTTACAATAACACAGGCCGCAGATGTAGTTACTATAACTAATACAGCTCCTGGTGATACTTACAGCATTAACGCAGGAACAAAAGTTGGTTCTAGTGTGCCTATAAATTTAGATGCTGCTACAGGAACTGATTCAGTAGTAAATCTAACGGAAGGTACAGGAATTTCACTTACTCAAACTTCTGCTACAGAGATTACAATAGACAATACAGCTGGAGTAACAGTTGTCAAAGACCAGTTTACAGGAAACAATTCTACTACTGGCTTTACATTATCTACTTCAGTAAGTTCAGCTGACAATCTAAACATATTTATCAGTGGTGTGTATCAAAATTCAGTCGATTCTAGTGGCACGGCAAACTATACTGTATCTGGAACATCTTTAACATTTGCGACACCACCACCTGTAACAGCAGTAAACGGCATTGAAGTAGTAATAACACAGTAATAAATGGCAATAACAAAAGTCCCTAACAACTTAATAGATTTGAGCGGAGACTCTGGAGCTGTGCCATGGGCTGCCGGAACTACTGCCCAAAGACCTGGCTCTCCAAATTCTGGAGATTTTAGGTTTAATACTGATGATTCTGTGTTTGAATTTTATAACGGCACAGGATGGAGGAAAATAACAACCTTCAATCCATATGCTATTAATTATCTCGCAATTGCAGGCGGCGGTGGCGGCGGAATGGCTAGATATGGAGTTGGCGGCGGTGGCGGCGCAGGGGGATTAAGAACAAGTTATGCCGACCCATCAGGTGGAGGTGGCCCTCGTGAAACTGCACCAGTCTTTACTTCAGGAACAACTTACACGATAACAGTAGGCGCTGGAGGTTCAAATTCAGTTAGCGGTGCTTCTTCTTCAATAACTGGTAGTGATATTACTACAATCACAACAGTAGGTGGTGGTGCTGCTGGCTATAGAGGAGGCAGCAGAGTGGACGCACTTTCTGGCGGTTCTGGTGGTGGCGGTTTTGCTGACGGAAATTCACCGGGAACTCAAATAAGATTAGGCGGAGCAGGAACTACAAACGAAGGATTTTCAGGTGCAGATAGTGTTAACTCTGGCACTATTGTTTATGCTGGTGGTGGTGGTGGAGCTAGCGCAGCTTCTACAAATCAAGACGGAGGGGCGGCTTTCGATGTAAGTATTACTGGCTCTTCTGTTAGTTATGCTGGCGGCGGAGCTGCTGCTGGAAAACTTAATAATACTGAAAATTTTACTGGAGCAGGAACAGCTACTGGTGGGGGAGGAACTTCTTCTAGTAATTCAGCTGGAACAGCTGCTACAGCAAACACTGGTTCTGGAGGGGGAGGAGGCCATTCAAACGGTGTTACTATTAACGCTGGAGGAGCTGGAGGCTCTGGTGTTGTAATTTTAAGAATGCTTACATCCTTATATTCAGGCACAACCACAGGAAGTCCTACGGTAACAACCGATGGAAGCGATACGATATTAACATACACAGGAAGCGGAACATATACTCATTAAGATATGGCAACAACTAAAGTAGGCGGAGGAGTAGTAGATTTAAACTCAGATAATACAGCATTTCAAATGCCAGTAGGGTCAAGTTCTTTTACAGGAACTCCTGTGACTGGTATGATTAGAAATAATAGTTCTATCTCTAATGGTATTGCTCAAACCTCTTTTGAATATTATAATGGAACGCAGTGGGTAGGAATGGCTGCTCCTATACCACCAGATG